CGACGCTGTTGATGTTGCCTGCCATTTTGCCACTGCCGCTGCTGGCGGCGGATAATGACAATACCCTGGTCGTCACGGCTGCACCGCCGGAAACGGGCCTTAACGAACTCGATACGCCTGCGGCCCTGAGCGTGGTCAGTGGCGACGATATGCGCCAGGCAGCACCGCGCGTTAACCTGTCGGAAAACCTCAGCAGCGTGCCGGGTCTGCAGATCCAGAACAGACAGAGCTATGTACTTCACCTTTAAAAATCATGGCTAATTCTATGTTATCTTTATATTTGTTAGGATATCGCAGAATGAGTCATGAAAAATATTGTACTCATTTATGTACTCAATTTAGCTTTGATTTTTTGAAGTATAATTGGGTGGTATTTTACTTTTAGGAGGGAATTGCTATGTGGAAGAAGCCAGCATTTATTGATATGCGCTTAGGTCTGGAAGTGACTTTGTACATTTCTAACCGTTAATGAAGATGCCCGCAAATGTGCGGGCATTTTTTAGATGGTCGGCCTGCAGCACTCATACTCAGCAATGATCTCGGCCGTGACCTTCCCCAGCACGATAATCCCTTCCATGCCCTCTCCGTCGATTGTCTCACCGTCTGAGGTGATAACCCCTGTACTGAACAATCTACCCAGTTGCGGGAACTCGCCCATCTGGAATGCGACCTTGTCGCCCGGCGCTGGCTTGAGTGACTTGTCAGCTAGCACGAACCCGTCAGGCGTCTCAATCAGGATCATGTTGTTTCGGTGAGGCATCAGTACATCGTTCAGGTCGATGCGCCGCTCTATGTAATCGGACGCTGGTGATGGAAATCCCATAGCTACCTCACGTATCCCATGTTGCGTAACGACCAGGTCTTATTCTCGCTTTCCTCGGTAGCGCAGCTTGCTGTCGATGACCTCTGCAAACGAAAAAACCTTGAAGGCATTAACCAGCTTTGAGGACGTTGAATCCGCCGTAATGCGGCGAACCCTGATTGACCAGCCTGATGTCGCTTTCGGCAAATCAATGCGGTGATCGCGCTGGTACTCTGACGTAGTCTTGCCATTGAAGCTGCCATCAACCACCGTGACCCATGAACCGCCGTCAGTTGAGAGGTCAATGGCATACTGCGTTACGGTCCCAACCATGTCACCGTTATCTTTGTACTGGTACTGCACCGGCAGGCTAAGCTTAATGCGAACGGCATCAAGCGTCAGGTTGGTAAACTGGCGGGTCCAGGCGATGGCCTGTGTTACAGCAACACCCACCGACAGCTCGTTATCGACCTCGGGCATCCCCTGAATATAGGTCTGGTCCTGCGTACCCCTGCGCCAGTCCCACACGACGCCGGTAAAGTTGTAGGTGCCATCCTCGTTAGCCAGCTGGGTGTCGTTCAGGTAGATCTGCTGTGCGGTTAAATCGCCCTGAATCTCGCCCTCAGAGATAGCCAGCAGCATTTTTAATTTAGCGATAGACAGCAGATCGTCAGCCTGCTCAACTGGCGTGCGTGGGCTGGAACCACCACCCTTATTGCCCTTAATTGTGGCACCTTCAAGAAGTCGCATATTTCACCCATGAAAAAGCCACCCGCAGGTGGCCTGAGAATTACTGTTCGAATATCAGGATGTTGCTGATAGAAAGTTAAGGATATGTTGAGTATTCAGCCCGTCCATGTTTTGGACATGGGCGCACAAAGCAATGAGGGATGGCTGATTACCTCTGGAGATAGCACAGTGAAAAAGACATATCATTTTGAAGAAAGCATTAGCAATGACATGAGTTTGCCTGCCCAGTTTGATTCGATTCAGGTTTTGAATATCGCTTATGCGCGCCTTGTTGAAGTATTAGAAAAACATAATCCCGGTTTAGCAGCAGATTTGCTTGATTCTTTAGATGAGTCTTATCAAGAAAATTCAGGGTTATCTGGGCAAATGGCTTTTGCGCAACTTGCCCATATGGTTAAGGCAGTGACAGTCGACAAGAAGTAACACCGGATTCATTATTAAGCATTAAACCCTTTTCCGAGAGTTGCATTCTGCCAGCGGTCTCAACATCGGCCGCTTTTATTGCCCCATCCTGAATAAACGCTTTCTGGATAAATAGCTGTCCATTCGCAACAGTAAACTCACCACCAACTAACACTTTAACTGCCTGCTCTAGTGCTTTAATACGCTGTTCTAAAGTCATGGTATAACTCCGCTAAGTATTACTGCTGATCGCTGGTAAAACTACCCGCGCTGATGATCGCACCGCCAATTTCACGCGTCCCGTAAAGAACAGGAACGGGGTAGCCCATGGCAACGGTATTCACCGGTGCACCGAACGCATAGTTCGGCTTATTGTCCGTGCTGGATGACGCACCCACGTTGAGCTTGGGTTGCGGCGTCAGCATCTGCACAACACCGCCCAGCAGCATACTGATCCCCATGCTTGTAAGTGCAGTCACGGCAAGCCCGGTTGCAGTCGTTGTTCCCAGCGCTGCGCCATATAGAGCGAGTGAGCCACCAGCAGTGAAGAACGCGGCCACAATCGCGACGGCACCGATAATGATCTGCAGCGTACCACCCCGCTTTGAACCTTCAAGCACAGGCTCCATCTGAAATTCGGTCGCGGCTGAGGACATATCGAATTCCTGCAGGCCTATATTGTCTTTGCCGCTGAAGAAGGCAAAGCGCACGCCATTCAGATGCGCGTTTGACACATACTTTTTGAACCCCGGCACCTGTGAGCACATCGCACGCAGCAGCTCCCGCAAATCGGCGACGTGAAACTGGTGCACCTGACCAAACATTTTTGCCATCCGGCCTTTTAGTCGCATGGTTTTAAGCATCCATCAGCTCCTTTCTACGCACGATGCGAACGGTACGGTTGCGCCAGTATTCGCCATAAGGCACCCGTGTAGAGAGGCTCCCGGCGTTATGATGAAGAATGATATTGTTGCCCAGATAGATTGCGGCGTGGTTTGTTACCGGGGCGCTGATGCGCATCATGATCATGTCGCCCTCACGCATTTCCGCTGGTTCAATCTCCACAAACCCCTCAGCCTGCCAGTTGTCGTCATACAGATTTTCTTTGCCGTCCACCCACCATTCATAATCAACAGACCAGTTTTTCAGAGTGATGCCGTGCTCACGCTGGTAGTAGTCCATAATGAGTGTCCAGCAGTCATTACCGCCAATCAGCCAGGGGCGACCTGTGTAGTCGCGGTCGGTACGCGGGCTGATAGTGCAGAAGTCGCCATCCGGCCACGACATGATTCCCCACTCCACGCCGGAAAAGTCGCACTGAACCCGGTCACGTTCTGACGGGATAAGCTGCGGCACATCGGGGTGCGAATGGATGACCATCAGAATGTCACCCTGCTTTTCCGCTGCCCGCTTATCCTCCGGCGACAGCGTGAAATGCTCAGTCGGCGATTCAGCGATATTCCTGCAGGGGACGTAGGTCTGGGTCCGGCCAGACTGAATGACCAGACCGCAAGCCTCTTTCGGGTATTCGGCAGCGACGTGTTCACGTATCGCCTCAAGAATTTTTTTACGCATGGTTATTTGCCCTGAAGGTTTGCAGCCGGGAACCCGCCGAATGGCAGCGGCTGGTCTTCACCAAACCGGGCCTTACAGTCAGCCAGGCGTCCGCCACAAACATCTTTAGACGGGTCATTCGTTGGAGTGCCATCCTTTGCAAAGTAACGATTGCCAGCATAATCGCAGCCAGTGCCGGTGCGATACCAGCCGCGCATGCACCAGGTGCATACCGGCGTAATCTGACGTGAAGGCAACTGCAGACTCTGAATGTCAAAGGGAGAACAGAGTTCAAAATCCACCTGAGCGCGTGTCTCGGATGTTTTCGCATTCACATAAAACAGCTGTACCCGCTCCTCCTGCGGATTAGCGTTGGGGTTGCCTGCTGTCCAGTTAGCCGCATCAAGATACTTTGCCAGCGTGGTATGGATGCGCACCTTCGCCTTAACCATGTCGTCAAACTGCAGACACAGCGCGGTGACATAGTTGCCCACGTTGCCCACAGACAACTTTGGTGTGGGCTGGGAACCAGTGCTGCTCATCTCCATGCCGGTGAGCTCATACGGATGCGGATCGTACTCTTTTCCCTGCCAGATGATTGAAGGGAGGTTTTCTGCTGCGAAAGACTGCCAGCCCTCGGTCGGCAGGTTGTAGGCATGAAAGCGCAGCACGGTGTCCAGGCCGAAGTCCGTGCCATCAATCTCTATCAGCTGGACCAGACTCCCCGGCTCCAGTGCCTGAATGTCCTGGTTAAAACTCATTTTTCACCCAATAAAAAAGGGCGCATAAGCGCCCTGTTGCTGTCGTGACATGTCACGGTGCGAAAGATTGTTCGAAGGTAAAGCTGATCTCGGCAAATCCGCCATTGATAAACTTCGGATTAATCGAATCTGCTTTCACCCGATACAGTTTTTTCTCGCCCCATGGATTTGTCCACCAGAATGAGGTGGTGACGTGGGTTTTCAGGAACGCCCGGACAGACGCCATAGCGGGCACCTGACCGTTACAGCTCAGCGACCAGCTTTCAGCAGCATCGTTGATCCCTTTCCCGGCAACCTGTTTGTAACCATCGCCGTACTGCGCCTGAATGGTGGAAACGCTGAGCTGTTCGCTCGCCTGAATGCGCGTCGCCCAGGTAAATGTATCTGTCGCCATAATCAGCTCCGACCGCTATAAAGAATTCCGCCCGGTGAAATTTCCTTCTTCAGCCTGTCCGTTATCGTCTGCTGAACGATAGATTTGAGCTGTGAGGCTGCCGCCGAGGTTCCCGTAGCGGATGCGTCACCGGCCCCGCTTTCCTGCATGATCGTTACCGGGGCATCTACCTGAATAATGGTATTGCCACCCGTGCGGCCACTGCCGGGTAGCGCAGCGGGTCGCTCCGTGGGAGTGTCTACCAGCCCGCCGCTGGCGTATCCGCGCATCATCCCGTAAAGATTTTCAACGCCAATACGCTCGGTGGCCTCTTTGGTAAAGACGAACTCACCCTTGTGAACCACACCAGCCGGGTCATATTTGCCACCTGTCCCGGTGAATCCGCCGCCATCGTATGCCTGAAAGCTGGTACTCATCCCCATTGCACCGGTACTCCCGGCAGAAGCAGCGGCACCGGCTCCCGCTGATCCGGCAGCGCCGACTGCAGCCCCGCCAAAACTCATAAAGGATGACAGCACTGTTTTAGTCAGCAGTGCCTGCGCGGTCATCTCAATCAGGCTTTTGATAACGCTCTGCGCCAGCGAGGCAAACAGATTTGAAATACTTTCCCGGAAAGACTGCGTGCCGGTAAGCAAACCGGTCAGGGAGTTAGTCGTTCTCTCCGCCGCCGTTTCCGCCAGGCTCACGATCCCTTTATTCAGTGTGCTCTGCCCGGCATACAGATTGAGCGCAGCCTGATACTGAGCGTCTGCCGAATCCCGTGATGACTTCTGCATCAGCGCTTCGTACTGTTCCTTATTCAGCCTGCTATTTTCATAGTAAGCAGTATAAAGGCTCTGCTGCTGCACCAGCTGATTCTGGAGCTGCGCAACCGGATCAACTTCTCCGGCTATGTTGAGCTTTGGCGCGGCAGCCTGGCTGGCCTGCGCCTGAATCATCTTCTGAGCAGAATCGTTTGCCAGCGTAATGCGGGCTGACTGGTACTCCTGCTCAGTGACCAGGCGGGCGTCATACAGCTCTTTCAGGTTGCGGCTGACTTCGGACTCCTGACGGATAATGGCTTTAGCCGGTGAGTACTGCTCGGCCAGTTCCTGACGCTGGCGCTGATAATTAGCCGCATTCAGGGTCAGTACGCGCTGCACCTCCGCCTGACTCACACCAGCAGCTTTGGCATCCTTCAGGATTTTTTCCTGCGATACCTTTTCCTGAATATTGATTTTTTCCAGGCTTGAGGCATGCGCCTGCTCAATCTCGTTACGCAGCGCAGTAAACTGCTTCAGCGCCTGAGCGCCTTTCTTGTCAGCTTTAGCCGGGTCCTCTCCGCCCCACGGCGATGCGCCTTTACCGGCCTCAGCTGCTGCAGCTGTCGCCGCCTGAATATCGCTTTGAAGATTTTTAGCCCGGTCAGCAACGCCTGTTTTCACAAGGAAACGGGCATTAGTTGCGTTAGTGATGTTATCTCTGGCTGTTGATGCCGCTGAATCAAGGTCTTCAAGCTGTCCCTTTAGCTGACGCTTTTCTTTTTCAAGAGTTTCAGCAGAGGGGAAAAGAAATCCAAGCGATGAACCTTCACGGCTTTTAGCAAGGCTGATCCGCGTATCGCTGTAACGTGACAGCTCATCTTTCACTTTTTCACGCTGCGTGTTGATGTTGTTCAACTGCTCAGTGTAATCGTCTAATTTAACCGACAATTTCACATCTGAGAGCTGCATCAATGCCGCTGTGGTCTCAACTACAGCGCCTTTCAGATCCAGAGCTGACTGCCGGGCCTGCTTGGCCTGCTCATGGAAATAAAGCACAGCAGAACCTGCCAGCATGGCTGCACCTACGGGACCACCAATGAGTGAGAGTGCGCCACGCGCCAGCCCGGAAGCAACCGATGCCGCTCTCGCACTGAGGGAAAGTTGTGAATTAGCCGCGGCAAGCCGCTCAGTGGCCGCTGCTTCAGCGATTCTCGACTCTCTGATTGTGCGACTTAGCGCAACCTGCTCTTTCTGATAGCCAACATTAATGCCCGCTGCCGCGTTTGCCGCTGTGCGCGTACCAAGATAACGGGCCTCTTCCTGAGCCTGTGACCGCGTGGCCTGTGCCGCTGCAATAGTCTGCTTGGCAATTTCGGCCTGCTGTAATGCGTTTCTCCTGACTGCCATTTCGTTAGCAGTCCAGGATGTCACGCTTTCCCTGAGCCCGGCTGTCAGTTTGGTTGAGATAACCGGAATCAGCGTATAGAGCGCGACTGAGGCAACGGTATTGAAGTTGTCGGCTAGTGCGTTAACCGACTCCGTAATAGTCTGAACACCGGAACGCAAAGGGCCATTGCCAGACTGACCCACTTTGAGGATTAGTCCTTCAAAGGCGCTGGTCAGCCCCATAAGATCGCCGTTCAGGTTGTTCACCCTTATCGCCGCCTGTTCATGCGCCGTCTGCGTTCCGGTGAGGGATTTGGTCAGATCATCAATTTTGCCACGATTGCCCGTCAGGATAGACGCGGCGTTGATGTTCTCAACGCCAAATAGTTTTACGGCCTGCGCGGTTGACAGGTTTTTTCCCGCCAGATTTTCCAACGCCTTACTGAGCCCTACAACGGACGGCTTGAGTGTTTTATCTGTGCCTTTTTCAAGGCTGAGTATGATGTTGCGAAGCGCAGTACCTGCTTCACCCCCTTTAATTTCACGCGATGCCAGCACCTGAATGGCGGCATTCAGCGTTTCAAAGCCGATACCAGCCTGTGCGGCGGCCACGCCACCATTTTTAATCGCTGCGGCGGTGTCGTTAATTTCGGACGCGCCAAATTTTGCACCGGCTGCCAGGACGTTAATATAACGGTCGGCCTGATCAGCACCGGCACCGAACTGATTCAGTGACAGCGCCAGCGTTCTGGTAGCATCCGGCAGCGTGCTGCCGCCCGCCTGAGCCAGCAGCAGTGCGCTGTTGGTCGCCTTTTGCAGTCCGTCCGCAGTATCAAGCAACTCCGGTTTTGCTGACGCCATCAGCTTCAGTGCCTCAACAGCCTGGCTAGCCCATGTGTCTGCATAGGTTTTAGGTTCAGAACCAACGTAAATTTTGCCCTGCTCCATCCCTTGCCACGGTTCGCGTAGCATCTCAACGTCAGTACCATCAGTACACCAGACGAAGTGATATTCAGGATGATCGCGAAGGTGCTGCCAGATATGCAGCCAGCGCCGGAAGTAAACATTCATCTTCACATCAGTAACGGCTACCAGCGACGCGCCTGCAGGTGCGGTAGTCAGCTCATCGGCCAGCACTACAGCGGCGGCACCTTTAACCGATGCCGCCCATTTAGCCAGCAGGTCAGGCGATGCCGTCATTCTGGTGCCGCGCTGCGGGTCCGGTTGACTGGTCAGCAGTGTGGTAATCACCACGTTTCGTTGCTGCCGGTACTCTGCGTAACCGGTGTAACCGCTGTTGCGGCGTTCATTGTGAATCGTGACGTTGCGCTTCACCTGCTCTTCACGGTCAGGCTTTGGCACTGAACGCTCTACGGCCTGATGCTCATCAAGTGAGTAAATCAGCTTTTCTGACCCAGCGACATCAGCAAACGCCCAGCTGGTTAACCCTGCGTTGTGGATGCGCAGTGCCAAATCAGAGTGCTCATACATGCCACGCTGGTAGATGGGATCGAATCCGCCAACCTTCTCAATCGCACTGCGGTGGTAATACAGCATCACGCCGCGTTGGCCGGTATAAGCTATGTGCCGGTCATCCTGATACAGCACCGCAATGTCGTTAAGTTTTTGCCCGGTGGCAAAGTCCTGAAATTGATAAGCCAGATGAGTTTCAGGCGATTCGATGTAGGGTTTTTCCCAGCCACTAGCAATCGGCCAGGCATCGTCATCCCACAGAAAGAGGTGCTCACACCCGGCATTAATCAGTGCCTCAAGGCTCGCGTTCTTAGCAGCCACGATACCGCGTGAAACGTCATGCCTAATGACCCGGACACCTTCAGGCGCTGTCACTGGTTTGGCTGAACCGTCATCAACAACCACCACCAGCGCACAGGCCGGCAGAAACTTCAGTTGATGATCCAGTGCGCGGGATATGACGTCATGGCGGTTATGGGTGGTGATGGCGATACCCATCTTTGAAGTATGGGTTGCTACAGGGGAGTAACGAACACCATCAATTAGTACATCCATGATGAAGTTACCTATTCCAAAAAGTGACGATTTACTTTCAGATGAAACTGCTTAATTATGCTAATGCTTTATAAACATAAATAAGGAGATTCTGATGAGCTACACACAAGCAGAAAAATTACAAATCATGATGCTTTGTGATATCTACAAAGCTTTAGAGATTAAAAACAACCTGGACCCGGATATTATCGAAGAAGCTGTGTCTTCAGATAACACATGGGCTATTGGCTGGAAGTACCAGAGTCTTCACGATGGCTCAGAAACGCCGGAGCACGTGAAGCTCTTCGTTGACACAGTCGACATGTATAACATTTTGAAATACACGTACGGCTACTTCACTGATGATGAGAAAGCAGAAATTTCTGCCGCAGTTCCTCATTTCGGAGGCATCAAACACCTCGAATTCCCTGGCTTCGACGGCAACAATGAATCTGAATATTTGAGCGTGGGATACATGCTTAAGCTAATGGGTAGTTTTGTAGGCACCCACCTCACTAAAAACTCCCACATGCCGAGCGTAGAAATTTATCGACGTATGCTTGATGTATTTTTGCCAGCACGGGATGGCGATTGGACACATGAGGCCGGAATCTCTAAAGAGTCATTCATCGCAGTGTTAAAAGCCCGTATTCACCCTTCAAGAAGAGATGCAGAATGAACGAACAAGAGTTAAAGAAATTCATTTTCTCTGAAACTGTAAAAATTGTGGCCCACCTATCTGGAAAGACATCAGGCCTCTCTGGTGCTATGTCTTTCTTCGATACCATCTATAACGGACTCATGAAGAAAGCCAAAGAGAAAGGATTGCAGCAGTAGCAAAAATGTGTGGGCGCAGCTTAGTGCGCCCCATACCTACTTTAGGCATTGTTCTTTGACGTACTGCTGAAGCGCAGCTATTTGCTTTCCGGCGACTGCGATTCGTTCTCTGAGGGTGAAATAATCCCGCTGAGCGGCGTCAGTAAGTCGGGCGCTGGCTGCATCATCCAGGCTGGAGGTGCCGGTGGCGGATTGCTTCGTGCAGGTGGCGTTGAGCTGCAGCCTGCGCTTACCACTAGCAACATCATCATGCAGCTGCTCGATAGTCGCTTTAGCATCGGCAAGCTCCTTAGTGTATTTCTCATCGAGTGCGGCCACATCGCGCTGGCGTGTCTGCATGTTGGTGATAGTGTCTTTAGCCAGCCTGAGATTGCTGCTTGCGGTATCGCGCTGTGACTTGTAGTCAATTGCATTGCCGCGGTAATAGAGCGCTAAAGCTAAAGACGTGGCTAACAGCATCAGCACCAGCAGGATGAACGCAGTGAGCACTTTAGCCTTTGAGGTCATCAGCGTTCTCCGCCAGGCACATGGTGCGCTCCATATCTCGGCGGTTCATCAACCCGCGCCACTTCTGCCCGCCAGCATAAATCCAGCGGCGCAGCTCTTCGCATGCGCCATCTACATCGCCAGCATTCAGGCGTTTCAGCAGCGTCGATTTAGAGAACGCGTTGGTGCCAACGTTATAGGTGAAGCTGTAAAGCGCGGCGCGCTGATATTCACCCAGCGGGATTTTGACCATCCCATCAACTGCTTTCTTGACTGGCTGCAGATCGTTCCACATCAGGCGATCACATTCCCGGTCGGTATATCGCTTGCCTTTGATGATGTCTGTGCCGGTATGACCATCGCAAACAGTCCAGACGCCAGCCACATCCTTGTAAGGCTCGTACACCCTGCCCTCTACTCCATCTTTTCCACCGAGAAATACCGTAGCGACAGCCATAGCTCCGCCACCCGCGACAGCAATAAGCTTATTGCGCAGGCTGTTTGACATAGCCATGGGTTAATCCTCGTTGATGGCTGGGGCAGTGGGCCAGCGCTGAAGGGCTTTGATTTGTGCCAGCGTAGCCTTGCGTTTGTAATACCAGTTGATGCCGAGCGTGAACAGCGCGACCAGAATACCGGCCAGGACGCCTACAGCACTCCATTCATCGGGACTCAGCCTGGTCAGAAGACCGTTAGCAATTGTCCCGGCAGATGCGCCGTATGCCGCGCCTGATGCCAGTTTGCTCATATCGATACTCATATCACCTCCGTGATTACGGTCGGTGCTGTCGGTAGTCAAAAGAAAATTGCGCAACGCCACGGTGTCAAAAGTGTGTGGAGACTGATTGGCGTGCGCAAAAACGAAAAAAGGCCGCTCTTTGGCGACCTCTTTGAATAGGAACCCTGACGCAATAGCGGTAACTGCCTTGCCCGTCGGCAACAGGGGGAACTTCTTATCCCCCATAAGGGATAGGCACATCGCTATCCCCTACAGGGTATATTTGGAATAAAAAACGCCTCCAAGCTGATAAGGCACGAGGCGCTTTGAAATCTACATTTGGAACTAACTTTTTAATGATAAGTAGTGCTACCTAGAAACCACTCTTATCACAATACATGATAAAATGCGGACCGCACAAGCATTCTTTTCAGAGGGCTAAAAAATGTATTTTGTTAAAAGCTGCCACAGTTCTGATAATGTCCATCTTAGAAAAACAATAAAGATTGGCACACTCAATGAGTACAGAAATACTGAGCAACAGCAAATAGTTGACGCGCACGAGGGTACTTTTCATTTCGAAATTGATTTAGAAAGAATACATATTCAGACAGAAATCTTTAACTTAATGCACTACACTTATAATAGCTTCGTCACCATGCACAATCATGACTTAATAATAAGGTGCGATAGTCACGCTCTTTTAGATGCTAAATATATAGAGAGACACAAAGCAACTATAAAAATGGTAAACCACAATAGATTTGTTTTTTGCATGTCAAGAGTGAATAAATACTCTGATGCCAGAGGCATGTTCCCAGAATATGACGACCTATGGTATTTCCCACAATCAAGAGCAGATCTTTTTGCCAAAGAAATTGGAAATCAGTTAAACGCCAAGATACTTTCCCTGGAAAAAGAAGGAAACAGAGTATTTGAGGGTGATTACGACATCTCAAAAGTATCTGCGAGCATGGCCATACAAACCATAAATTATAAAGACAGAATGATTAAAGTCGACAATGAGTACTTCTACAAAAACACACCCATTATCTTGCAAACCATGAAGGGAGTATCTTTCATTAAGCCCAGTAAATTTTCTCATGAAAAAGAAGTGAGATTTATATTTGATTATCACTTTGAAGGCAGGACGCTGTCACCTGATTTGAAATCAATAATCATCCCAATGAGAGAAGGATCACTTCATCTAATAAAATAAATATTAGGCCGCATCGAATGCGGCCCTTACCTTAAGTTAACTCAACATCCATTTCAAGAGCGACATCAAGCATTGACAAGCAACCATCTATAAAACCTTCAGCAAGAAGCAGTTTAATCCTAATCAACTTTTCATCACATCTACATGCTTTCGCTAATTTTCTTTTTGAGATACCGAAATAATAATAATCCATTAAAATAGAGTATTCCTCAGGTTTTCTTTTCTTCAACTTTGCTATGCACCCATCTAAAATCACACCGTCTTCATCGCTGCACGAAAGCGTTACTCTTGAGCATTGAGGCAGTAATCCTTTAAATCCCGCAGCAATTGGAGAATAGTAGACTCCTGTATTCTCAGACCGAGCCCAACCGGCCCAGCGCTCTAATACCTGTGACATGTCACGCATAGTTATTCCTCTCCACACACTTTATTTTTTGTCTGTCCCAATCACGCCGACTGCAATCGCGAAATCAATGAACCTGAATAGCAGCTCAACCTGGCTGCCATATTTTGATTCAAACGCTTTCACATCCCGGTGCAGTTCATCGTGATGCGCTCTGCATAGCGGTATCACAAATAAATCATGCGCCTTCGTTCCCATTCCCCCCTGTCCGTGTCCAATGATGTGATGAGGATCATCAGCCTGCACGCCACAACATGCGCACGTCTGCGACTTTACCCATCGTGTGTATCTCTCACTTTCCCAGCGCTTTCGCTTGGGGCGCTTCATGAATGATTCTGGTGATTCCGGGTCGGTGCGCAGGTCGATTATCTTTTTGACCAACTGAGCAGCATCCTGAATAACCTCGCGTGCCGGTCGGGCCGGAACAATTCGGGCTTCTTTAAGCTCGCCGCTCTGGATAGTCTCTTTCGGCATGCGCAGAACGCGTCGGGCCGGTGCCTCTGGTATCAGGTCAATCACATTATTCAGGGTTGCCCACCAGCACAATTCCGGCAGAGTCAGTTGGTGATCACCGTTTAGCGCCATCTGACTGCATGCAGCCCTGATTATCCAGAGTGCGGTATTACCTTTGGCGATGTTCTCCAGGCTACAGGGTACGCCGTTTTCCCTGAACTCATTATCGTGGCTATAGCAAAGAGACACCAGGCCGTTTTCGATTTCTGACACTGTGAATTCATGATGATGCCACACGCCCAACTGCTCCCACTGGCAGCATCCGAAGGACTGGACGAAGGATGCCAGCGCATTCGGTCCACCAGCGGCCTTTATCACGCGTTCGTGACTGAAGAAGGGAATCAGTGAGGGCTCATCAAGTAACGGCTGTGTGCCGTCATTCAGCCGCCCTGATGGCAGCTCTGCCATATCCATAGTTGGGGTGCTAATCACAACACGACCTTTGAACATCCTCAGAAGTTCCGGCCCCGGCTTAAGCAGCACAATTCCCGTACGAGGCGCTATTTCCGGTGTAAGCAATGCTCTCACAGTCACCTCAATGCACAGTTTCGAGCAAGAGGAAATGCTCGGAAAATTTTGACTCAAAGAAATGAGGCTGGCTTTTGATAACCGATACAGGTATTTCTGTATCGCTTAGAAGCTGAACGGGTTCATTGGTCTGTTGAAGGTTACGCCACAAGGAAGGTTCATGTCTGCGTTCGCCGCCTGCTGCACGATGAAGATCATTAAGGCAATAACGGCCGGAGTTGTCCTGACGAACGGAAACCCCATCAATCACTAAAAGCTGATTCATGCTTTCTTCTCCACACACTGTTTTTAACTGGCCCCGCCCCATCATCTGCAAATGAACGGGACCAACCTTTGCCAAGAGCGTCTGCATACACTGCTCAGCATTACCATCATAATGAAAAAGTAATAAATTTCACCACCTACATTTATTAACATTTAAGTAAATACTACCTTGGTTCAATGATTGGTGGTTGCCTATTGCAACTCATTGAAATACAACACAATTATAATTAAAAACTTGATTGCATTTGATTTTTTTTAAGGGAAACATTAAATTCCCTTAATCACACAATCTTGACTCATAGCTAACATCAGGCTCTACATGAAAAAATTGTACTTAAGTGATAATACCACCTGCGCTGGAACTATTAAAAGTGTGGCGGACTTTCTTAATCTTGTTAAATCTTCCAATAGAAAATTGATTTATGGAAATTTATTTAGGGGTCAAGGAAACACTAATTGGCCAATCGTTTCATCTCTTACTAGAAACATCATCCCATCAATCCAGGAAATAAAAGGTTTTGCTGGGGATGTCGATATTAACTCGCAAGAATTTGAAGATATATTTAACAAGAGTGAATTTGGCACGCGCATGGCGCGCAAATTAAACCTTGTACACAGCGGCTATGTGAATTTTAAAAATCTTTTACCTCCTTATCTAAGCGAGATTGAACATAAAGAATTTATTCTCAATTCAGACTTGTCACTACTATTATTAGCTCAACACTATGGATTTCCAACAAGGTTTATCGACTGGAGTTTAAATCCTTTGGTAGCACTTTACTTTGCAGTGGAGTCTTCAACACCTCATACCCAGCAAAAAGCTGCAGTTTTTAGTTATAGTGGCGAGAAAACTTTAACAGGAGAAGAATTCTATCAAGGGTTTGAGTACGGTTTTGATATCAACCACAAGGAACATTTAGCCCGTGTGAGCGGTGCAGGTAGAGATAATTTCGATTTTATGAAGGCAGGGAAATCATCATCCTTCAAGTTCAGAAAATTGTCTGTTGAACAAATTGATTTCCTCCCTAACCACCCAGTATCCATAACACACTTTAGATTTGATAGAAGGATGGATGGCCAGGAATGTATGTTTACATTTCAAAATAACTTCTTGGAACCCTTTTCGCCAGAAGATCCAAGCAATCTAATAAAAATTGAAATAGATAACCCTTACTCAATAAAGACAGAGTTAATTCAACTGGGCTTTGTCACATCAAAAATATATCCATCCATCTCTGGCCTGGCACAATCATTGAAATTTAACCATGCGAATGAAAACTACCAATTCCTTAAGTAGGACTGAGTTTCTGTCACCCAATGGTATTTAAGACCTATAAGAGAAAAAATTACCGATGCATTTATAATAAACTCTGACACATTTCTGAAGTGGGGGTTAACACGGTAATTACCAATACATTATCATATATTATAAAAAAGCGCCCACAGGCGCTTTTTTATAAGTTATCACTATTCACATTTGGTTCAATGGCGACGTTGCCTGCTAATTAATTTTTTTGAAATCATGACCGCTTAGCCACTTCACGAACTGCCTGACGCAACATGCGGATGTTTGACCAGCAATCCCGGTTTGTCTGCTCCACCAGCGCGATGAATTCCTGAACGGTGCATGGATTGTCCTGGCGAATCTCTGCGAACACCGCTGAGAAGCGCTGCAGCTGCTCTATTGCCAGCTGTGGATCGTCGTACTGCTCGGACACCCATAGCTTCAGTTCAAGGTCGTCCTGATACTGCTTGATGAGACGCACTGCACTGGCAATCGTCTCTGCTGGCACTGTCACACAGGTAGGGTTCTCAACAGAGTCAGCCGCCCAGGTATGCGCCCATTTGGATTCACTGTAGGTGTACTCAGCTTTCATTTTGAATGCTGCAATAACACACGCCCACGCTTCTACACCGCTTTTCTCAAGGATTTCGTGTTTTAGAAGCGGCAGGTCATCACCATCGCCGTTCTCTGACTTAACCGGGGCCGGTTGTTCGCTTACTGATTTAGTCACGCCGTAATGCTCTTTGGCGATCAGGATAATATCCATCAGCTCAGCCGCCTGCAGGTCAGTTTCAAACGTCAGCGTAATGCGTGCGCCCTCATCGCTCTGCTCTGTCTGAGAATGTTTAGCAATCAGTTCTGCAAGCTTACGTGCTTGGGCAGCACTGAACTGCGGCATAGCATCGGTCTTAGTCAGCTTCTTCTTGCCAGCTGCTTTGGCCTTCTGCATCTGCTCCTGTGCCACTGATGATGCTTTCACGCCATGCTCACGCTGCAGGGCTACTGCTGTGGTTGCGGCCACTTCGCCAGACTTCACCATCTCAATCAGAGGTTCGCCAACGGTCAGCAGCTGCAAGTGCTGTTCAACGTCGGTGATCGAACGTTTAACCTTAGCGGCAATCTCAGCTGGCTCTAAGCCCTGGTTAACGAGACGCTGATAGGCTGCTGCCCGCTCCAGCGGCAACAGGGCACGTCCCTGGCTGCTGGTGACCATGAATGCCACACTGTCGGCCTCACCGCCCACGAAGTCCTTACACTCAAGGCGCAGCGTATAGCCCGCTTCCTGAGCCAGCTTTGCACCGTAAAAGCGGTGATGGCCATCTATGATCTTTATGCCCTTCTCTGTGACCTTAACAGCCAGCGGAGGCACATGCTCACCAGCGATAAAGGCGTCGCGGAACTCCTCGACATGGGTCTGATCGATATCACGGATGTTGTAATTAGTTTCAACATACAGCTCATCAACGCCCAGCAGGTAGGTTTTGCGGGTGGTGATATCGGTATCGCTATTTTTCTTGTCGTCGTAAATGCGCGCTAATGTGCTCATGCTGTGGTCAGCTCCCATGTCAGGAAAATAATCAGGGCGGCAATCATCACCGCTGCGGTGCGGATGGCCTTGTAGAAAATCTCATTGCGTTGATAGTGGCTCTTCAGGTGCGCTTTCATTGGCGATCCTCACTCACGAAGCTTTCGCCAATACGGCCTGTATCAAGCCCGCCATAGCTGCCACAGTTAAGTGAGCCTCTTGCGGCACAGCGGTCGCAGTTCTCTTTGGCTTCATTGCGGGATGCATCGAACCGGGCCACCAGCATCGCTTCACGCCAGACCTGTGCAGCACGCAGCCAGAACCTTTTAGCCTCCAGTTCGGTAGCCTGCTTCGCCAGCTGGCGATGCTTATCGCTCTCTTCTGGCAAAGGAGCGGTGTTAATCGAATAACTCCAGTCGCTGGCACGCTTGAGAGTCCCTCTGGTGAAAAGTGGTTTGATGAAGCGCTTCACGGAAGTCTCATGCAGGCCGGTAAGCTTGCAGAGTTCGCGCACCTTCAGCGGGCCATTGCGGGTAATCAGTTCAAGAATTTTTGATTCGTAGTTAATCATCGCTCTATCCCCTTATGCGCCGCGAAAGCCGTTAGGAATTTCATAGTCCATTGATGAGATAGCCATCACATCACGCTGCCACTTACCGTTGATGCACTTAGGCCGCCCCGCTTTATCCCACTTCTGAGCGGAACTCAGATAGCCGGGGAACTTACCCGGACGGAAAATTGTTTCCGGTCGGACGTACTCACACATTTTTGGGTCTTCAGCCCACTTCGCGATTGAGTAATCCACAGTGAGGATCAGTTCATCAGCAGTGAAATCTTCAGCCAGCCGACCGCGAATTGGTGCCAGTGAGGATTTTGATTTCTGAAAGCGCATGCCTGCTGCGCGGTTCAGATGCTCCAGAACGCTAAAAGCAGCCTGATTTGCATCAGGGGCATGGTCGGGTTGCCCCGCAACCTGACAAGAAGGGGTTGTTGTAATCTCTGTAGTATTCTCTGTTGTATTCTCTGTAAGACGAGGGCAATTTGCCCCCATCGATGGGGTTAAAATGCCCTTATCGATAGGTGCAGCTTGCCCTTTTCGATGAGTGCAACTTGCATCCTTCGATGAGGGCAATTTGCCCTCATCGGCCAACAGTGGGTTTGCGTGGTTAATTGCGTAGAAATTCGTGCGGTCATGTTGAGTCTTTTTCAGCTGCTCAACGTAGATGAGCCCGCTTTTCTTAAGCGAGGTCAGAGCACGTTTAACCGTATCTGACGACCACCATGGGAATTGCTCATTCCAGTCTTCAATGGTGTTGTAAATCCAGCGTTTGCCGTCATGCTCAACACCTGAAGTGGTGTCCTCCAGCCAGTAGCAAATCTGTTGCAGCACAATGGCCTCATTCAGCCCAATGCGCTGCGCAAGGGCTGGGCTAATGACCAGAGGCTTAACCTTAAGCAATAAACTCATGACGCCACCTTCCTGAACTTCTGACTGAACAGAACGCGGGGCTGCATGCATGGATGCGGATAGTTGGGGCGCATGTAAATCACGCGATGATTAACCACGTCTACACCAACCGTCTCCACAACCACGCCACGCGGGTTTTTGTAGCGTTCCACCCAGTGTTTAATGATCTCGTTTTCCATCAATTCACACCTGACTGCGCGGGACGGCGGTAGAAAGTCTTCCACGCGGACTCAACTACCAGACGAGTAGTTGTTTGGTAGTTGTTAGGGCCACCAGCGGTCGGTATGATTTGCTCATAGACAGGGACGCCAGCAATAAGACGGCAACGGAATTGCCCAACTGCTTTGGTTTGGCTTACAATGGACATGCGATTGATTCTCCACACACGTTGATTTAGTCGCGACCGACGCTCAGGGCTGCAATCCCTGGGCGTCACTTTTTTGGGGCTTGAATAACTTTTCATTTCAAATGTCCTGCGCTTCGATCTGCACGCCTGACGCATCAATCTTCCTGCCGTTCGCCACGAACATATCTACAGAATGCTCAGCAATACCGACGCCATACAGCGCCATGAAACCCAGAAAGCCATGAATCTGGTGCCGCATTTTGGTGTGGAACAATGCGGACAGGGTTTTGCGCTCTTTGCTGTCGATAACACCGTCAGACGCTGCAGCAATTTTGGCTATTGCTAACTCACCAGCTGCTGCACTCGCTTTCATTTCGATGTCATACAGATCGACCTTATCTGCCTCTTTCACTGCAGATACATCCACCAGCAACTTCCCGTGACGTGTCGCGAAAAAGTCTGCTAGGCATGCAGTGCCGGATAAATCTTCCATCTTCATGAGTTCATCCAGGGTGAAGAAACGACTGCCACACTTGCGGTACATGTGGTTGTGAAACTGATCGATGGTCATGCCTAAGTCATCGGCCATACCTAAACGACCTGCTTTGTGTGCTTTGCACATCAGTCGGATTGCTGTGTTGATTGTGTCTACCATTTCTTATCGTCCGTTGTAGTTACGGTCATGCCGCAGTAGCTTTAGAATTCAATTCCGGCCAAATTTTCATCCAGTCAGTTGGGTGAAGGTCTTTCCTGCTAACTACACCAGCTGAGTGAATTTCGATGAGTACTGACAATGCCGGACCGAGCTTCTGCCCTTTGCTAATTGCCTTGCGGAGATATTCAATCGTGGTTTCGCATTTGACGGCGAACTCTCGTTGTCTACCCAGCGCAAGGCCATTCAGATACGTTCTTAACGTTTCCATGGAGCCTCCTGTTGTTGATGATGAAAGTATACCTGCAAGTATATTTTATTCAATACCCGAAGGTCATTTACCTGTGAGTAATTTTTCGTATGATCCGGGTATGAAAATCGATACCGATAAAGACGTTTTTGAAATCCGGCGACTTAAGCTTCAGGAGCTTGTTGACAGGTTCGAGACACAAAAGAAATTTGCTGAAGCGGCAGGCCTTGATGCGACTGTTGTTTCTCGTATGCTTTATCCACCAGGAAAAGCGAACAAACGTAATATCGGTGAACAATCAGCTCGCCAGATTGAAGATTCACTAAAATTAAGTCGTGGGTGGCTGGATGGATTAGCGAAGTCTGCAGAATCCAACGTCACCTATGTAGGCCCGAACGAACCTAAAGGAAGCTTCCCAGTAATAAGCTGGGTTAGTGCAGGACAATGGATGGAAGCTATAGAGCCCTATCACCCCAAGGGTGTAGACCGCTGGTATGAAACAACCGTTGATTGTTCAGAGAATTCATTCTGGCTTGATGTTAAGGGTGACTCGATGACTGCACCTGCTGGGCTTAGCATTCCTGAAGGTATGGCCATACTTATTGATCCGGAAATTGAAGCGAGGAATGGCAAGCTGGTCGTTGCCAAACTTGATAGTGAGAATGAAGCAACTTTCAAAAAGCTGGTAGTCGATGCAGGTCGTAAATTTTTGAAACCACTTAATCCTCAATACCCTATGACTGAAATTAATGGCAATTGCCGAATCATTGGTGTTGTTGTTGATGCAAAAGTTACCAACCTTCCTTAACCACTCATAAGCCCTTTCGATGACCCGGCAATTGCCGGGTTTTTTGTTTCCTGCTCCCGCCCCTCTAAAAATAAATCTCTATAACTTTCAATTAAATATACCCACAAGTACAATTACTTTACCTTTGAGTATTTACTATCTATATACTCGTAAGTATATTTAGCTCATCGAATGCTTGCGGGGTATACCGTGAAAATGATTAAGAACATGTCGAACACATCGGTTCGGGACCTGATTACGTTTTTGAGGCTCTTCCCAGATGCTGATGTTGTCTGTTGTGGTGATGCCGGTGTGGTGAGTGTGCAGTGTGATGTTGAAAACGTGGTTCGCGGACCAGCGTTTTAAGAGTACGGAATTGCTGTGTTGGCGGTTACTCAGGAACATTTGTTTAACCGCCCTTTTTCACAACGACAAGGACATTTGCAAAGCGGGTGTTTTCGAACGCTTTAGAGACGTGGAGTAAGTGTCCTTTTCGTTGTGGTGAATGCGGCCAGTGCGCGGAAAGCAGGCAAACAGCGCACGCTGACAGCCTGATGAGTTCCGCACTGGTTTTTCAGTATGACAAGAGTAACTTTGGAAAAGCTGGCACTAACAGTTAAAAGTGATTTGTTCACTAAGCTCTTTAATAACCTGATATATCCTGACGAACTTTAGGTTTGGGAGCTGGTTGTGGCCTAGGCTTCAAAGGAAGATGATCAAATCTTTCATTGGATTGCCCTGTCTTTGCTTCAGACATATGCAGATCATATGAACCTTTAGGGGCTGGGGGCCGAGGTCGCGGTGGATGTTGAGTTCCAGGCGTACGAGGATAGTGCTCATGGGGATTTTGGGCGTTCATCTTTTTTTTCCGGAATTTTAGGCCAATCGCCTGCAAGTAGAGCCAAGATACCCTGTCTGTATGTCAGTGGTTCTGAAACTGCTCTACCGGTAACGATACAGGCACGGATGAAGGCTGCCTCTTCCAACGATTGCCATGGGTTACTGTCAGCATCTTGAATTTTTGAGAATCTATCCTTCAGTTCTCTATCATCCAATTCACTCATCTCTAAAATCAGACGCTTGAGTTGCCTTACTTGCTCTTTGCAAAGACCCGCCTCTTGAGCAAACTGATAAACAAGTTGAAGTACAGATAAAATCGCAACGCCAACACCAAAATAAAAATAGTTTGTATAGGGCGAGAAAACTGAAAAACCTAACACGACGAGAGAAAGAGTTATTAACTTATCAATCCGCGAATAAAGTGTGTAATTCATCTTTTCTAAGCGGAATGAGTAATGAATATCAAACTCCAAATCGTCGCGTGTCATTGTTTACCTCAGTTGTCATCATCATCTTTAGGTTTAGGAGGGGCTGGAGGACGCTGGCGGATGGGGCTGTGCCTCTCTACGAAACCATTATCTTCATTATCTGATTTACTCATCATAAATCCTTCGCTGTTGGGGTATGTCAAGAATATACGATTCCTTGTTGTTGGGGAATAGCAAGGGACACCTCGCCTGATGTGGTTAAAAGCAGGCACATTTTATTGTGTGGAGTAATCGGGCTGTGGGTTATTGCAGTAACCCACCAGCCAACTTAAACGAATCCCAAAAGTTTTTTATTGCCATCACTGGCAAGGGATTCATGCAACCAAAAATCGTGTGTGGAGAATTTCATGGAAAAGCCGAACGACCATATTACCGTAGGCATTATCACCCTGCCCTATAGCCATATCCTGAACGGCTGGATTTTGCCTGACGGCTCAGTAGTCACCAATCCAATTAAGGCGCAGAACGAAGCTGAGCGCCTTAACAGCATCATCACTATTCACTGAGGGCGATGAGATGCATCATTTCAAATCGAATAAAGAAGTCGTCGCTGCCGGCCACCAGTTCGCTAAGAACATCGGGATGGATACTTCTCTGATCGAAATGGCAAAGATGGTGACTGAGCTGTCGTCGCGTCTCGACGTTGCCACCGTTCGTGCCAATCTGATGGCTTCAGAAGTGCTGCGTATCAACAGCGTGCTTCCTGACACTATTTCAGCCCTACAGGCAGCAGGCGCAGACCTAACGCTGATTGATGATCTGAATGCAGCGCTTGCTACGCCAGCCTGCGACCAGTGGATTCGAACACTGCGCTGTGAAGCAGTCGGTGAGGCGCGCCGGGCTGTAGCAACTATGGGTAATCAACAGATGCCCGGAACTTTACAAGCGATCAACATCATTTCCCAAATGGAAATGGATTTGCTCCGCTCACGCACGGTAACGCTGAAGGTGGTGTCATGAAAAAAGTCGCCCAATTTCGCCGCAGCAATGGCCCAAATTCCGGTTTCAGTGAAAAGCTGGCCTGGCAGTTATCAAAAGGCCCAACTACAGGCCGCGAGCTGGCAGTTCGTCTTGGTATGACGCTGAGTGAATTTAATCGTTTGGTGCTTCACATCATGCGCCGCGGTGGTGAAACACTTCAGGTTGAGGCATCCAATCAGGTCTGTCTCGGTGGCGGATCAATTGACCGCACTTACACCTTGGTCAGAAATCCGCGCCGTGTTGCTCCCCCGCCATGCAAGCCAATGGTTATCAACTACAGCAACGACCGCTCTGAAGAGGCTATTAAGCGCCATCGTGAAGCAGCTGCTCGCCGTGGTCGTCTGATTGCCAGCGGGCTGTATCTGGAATGCATGGGATAAGGGGATCGTGATGAGTGAAATAAAACGCTACGGCTACTTGGGCATTGTCGAGGAAGAAGATGGCGAAGTGGTTAAGTGGGAAGACTACGCTGCCCTCAAAGCACAGCGTGACGCGCTGGCGGCTGAGAATGTCCTGATGCTGAAGTTACTGACGGATATCAGTGAAAATCACGTTGAGTATTTCTCTGAAAGTGAAGGCTACACGTTTGCCGGTGTTCCGCTGGATTATGTCTCTGAGATCAACACGTATGTCAGCCGTGATGTGAACGCAGAGAACCCTTTCCCAGCCACCGACGCCTACCTGAACTCCGTGCGGGCTGAGGGTATTGAGAGGCTGCTGGCATCCTTGCCGCCGCACTACACAGCAAGGACCGATATCGAACAGTTCGCCGCCCAACTCCGCGCCGGTAAGGATGGTGAGTGATGGCTATTTGGATTGAGTTGCGATGCGAACGTCGCGGCGATGGGCTGGATGCGTCATCCGGCAAACGCTGCTGGTCTGATGATAACAATGGGCCGGGGGAAATGGCTGATGACACTCTCGCAAATATGGCTAGCGTTTACCAGTTTCTCAAACAAGATGCCGCTAAAGCGGGCTGGAAATTAATTCGTGGTGAAGGCTGGGTATGCCCCTGCTGTTTAAAGGGAGAGCCATCATGACCAAAGAGCAGAAGCAGGCGCTGATTGAAGAGATTGTAATACAGGCGTTGCGTGATGATGTTCGCCAATGGCAGCAGCGCGCAGAAGCAGCAGAGGCGAAGCAGGCAGAGCTGGCTAAGCAGAAGCCTGTTGGAACTGTCAGCATCGCTATGGATTGGAACACTCACCGTAATGTTGCGACAGTTAATATGCGTCATGATCTTGTGGTGTCAGAAATGAAAGACGGGGATGAACTTTTCACCCGACCCGCGTTCTCCGCTGACCTGGTGCCGGATGGCTGGAAGCTGGTTCCGATTGAGCCGACAGAGGAGATGATTGCTGCTGGCGATCAGTTCATGGATGGTCTGTCTCGTCTGGGTGATGCTTACGACGCAATGCTGGCAGCAGCGCCGGAGGTGGAGTGATGGCGCTTACTAAAAAACAGCGCGCTGAGTTGCGCGTTAAATTCGGCGGTAAATGCGCGTACTGCGGCTGTGACCTTCCTGAAAAGGGGTGGCATGCGGATCATGTCGAGGCTGCATTGCGAAAATGGGAGTTTGGCCCTCGCCGCCAGGATGGAACACGCCGGACAGTAGCAACAGGCGAACACTGGCGTCCTAAGAATGACGTTATCGGAAACCTATTCCCAGCATGCGCACCTTGCAATCTCTTCAAGGCTACTTTCACCCTGGAGTGTTTTAGAGAGCAAATAGCAGCGCAGGCAGAGCGGGCAAGATTGTACAGCGTCAATTTCCGCACAGCGGAACGTTTCGGCTTGGTTGAGGTGGTAGATAAACCAGTGGTGTTCTGGTTTGAGGTTTATCGGGAGACAGCTGATGCCTAAATCCCCCGCCGAACGCAAAGCAGCGCAGCGTGCCAGACAGGCCGCTGCCGGTGGTAAAAAGCTGGAGCTGGCGCTGGATAGTCAGGAACTGGAGATGCTGGAGCAGAACTGCGCCGCACGCCGCCCCGGTCGTGAACCGTATGAGCTGAACGAGTATATCGCGCTGTTAATCCGGAAAGACTCCGCTGATCTGGCGCAGCGACTTGAGGCGCTGACCCACCAGCAATGCGGTAAGTGCAAAGAGCAGCTGCCGGTGCAGTCATGCCCTTGCCAGGGTGAAGCAGCGTGCTGGGTCACCAGCGGTTGGCATGAACTGAAATTGAATATCAATACGCCGTGACCTGTCACGGCTAAACAAACCTGATGCAGCAGGAATGTGTGGAGAAAAAGAATGGCTAATATCGAAATGATCTTTGAAAGTGAAGCGATGCAAAAAATTGGTGTTACCTCACGAACAACAATGAGGACCTATGTGCTTCATCATTCGTTCCCCAAGCCAGTAAGAAATCGACCTAAAAAATATTTACTGGCTGAGGTGGAGCAGTGGATATTAAACGGCGGCGTTAATCAGAGATCAGCTTGATCTGCTCGAAAATCTTGTCAGCGTAGAGCTCATAAGCAACCTTCTGTTCCGCTAACCAGTCGTGCTTGTTATACACTGCAAGCACGCCTCCAAGATCATGCCCCAGCATTTTCTCAATGACATGGGGCGCAATCCCTTCCTCTGCCAAACGAGTAGCCATCGTTCTGCGAAAGTCATGAGCGGTAAAATCACCAAAGTTAAGCTGATCGCGTAGCAATCTGACATACCTGGTTGAAGAACCGATGCTCAGCGGAATGTTCCTTTCGAAAGCACCGTGAAACAGTAGGCCATTGCCATTATCGATTGACTGTTTAAGTAGTGGCTCGATTTGTTTGAAGATCGGCCTCCTGATGATTTTATTTGTTTTGCTACGGTCTGATGGCAATGTCCAGATACCCTCTTCAAAATCAAAATCCTCCTTTCGTGACTCTCTCAATTCGCTATTGCGTGATCCATACAAAATGAGGGACTTGATGAGCATTTTGCTCGAAAACGTTGCGGTAGCTTTTTCGTTCTCAACCCATATCTTTGCCAACTGCCGATAGGTAAGAACCGTGTCGCCGGTTTTAGGGTTCCTGCCAAATTCTTTGGGATTCAATCTCAAAAGCGATGAGTCTTCAATAAACTGTCTTCGTGAGCACCAAGCTATTGCTCCGCGCAAATGTACCAATAGCTTACGGGCTTTTAATGGATTAGCCTGTTCTTGCTCCGTGAAAAAGTCTACCCAGGCACTGACCGGGATGTGCTCTATTGGTATATCCGCAAAATACTTTTCCATCTCATTAAGCACTATGCGCTCGTACACTTCAGCGGTGCTTTTTCTCAGTGACTGAAGCACATAGTTGTCATACCAATACTTGATGCACTCATGTACGGTAGGCTTCTTCTTTTTAACAAGAAGTTGATGCTTAGGATCGATCCCTTCAGCAATGAGAGATTTATACTCACCGACTTTTATACGAGCATCACGTAGAGATACCGCGGGGTAACGGCCTATCCCAAGTCTGTGTTGGCTGCCATTTATTCTGTACCGGTATTGAAAGCTGACTATCCCTTTAGGGGTTATCCTTATCCCTAATCCGTCAGCATCGGTTATTTCCGCTGGACCGCTGTAAGGCTTGCCATGTAACCCGCGCAGTTTCGTATCGCTAATAGCCATTATGTACTCACCATCAAATATTATGACTCAATTTGTACTTATATGGCATTGTACACAGATGTTTATAGGTGTACAGAAGTGATGGCAAGTGCAATTAAATGAGAAAACATTATATTTAAAATCAAATGCATATGAACATAATTGGTGATTGATGATCGTTACTGTTTTTAGATGAACATTAGATTCGAGACCGCCAGAACTCTAAACATAAGAGGAAAAATTACGCACAGGACCTGCAGCTGTCGATGCGTGGCTTTGGCTCCCGCTCAACCTACGGCGTACGCGGGCTGCGCATCTATGTGGATGGCATCCCGGCCAC